TTGGGGTTTGATTTTAAGTGTGGTGAGGATCAAGCGTCGCATTGGTACGACAAGTATGAATGGTGGACGAGTGAAGCGGCACGATACTGGCCGCGATGGGCCAAACATTTCTCAACGGCATTACCGCAATTGAGAAAACATGGAGTATCTGTATTCAACTGTAGTATGGATAGTCGCATCTCAGCTTTTCCCAAAATACCTGTAGATGATATCTTGAACACTAAGGAGGCGTGGTATGTGGACATACTCAGGAAATCCAGCATCAAGTACTAGGAACGCTGTACGTTTCTATCTTGGTGACACAAACACAAACGACCAACAAATCTCTGATGAGGAACTAGATTTTCTAATCGCACTCTACCCAATCGACATCATTGCCGCCTACTATGCCGCTACAAGCATATCCCAAAGATACGCCGGTGCGGTACAGTCCAAGAGTATCGACGGACTCAGCATTACCTATGGCGATAGGTACAAACACTACAGTAGTCTGGCAATGAGTTTGCTTTCACATGCTGCATTGCATGGCAGCAGCATCGCTCGTCCATACGCCGGAGGTATTAGTATCAGCGATTATATTGAGGTGCAAAATGATCCAGATCGTTTGGCTCCTGCATTCTCTCGGGGAATGATGGAAGATAAAAACTACGGTGACGAAGCACCAAAATTTGGTTCTGGATTCGATGCAGGATTCGATTCTGGTTTTTAAATCATGCCCGCCTCTGATTGGAATGACTTAGCACCAGAAACAATAACGCACAATGCGGCTACTGGATTCGATGAATACGGCAAAGCAACATATTCAGCCACAACAAATACATATCGTGGTAGAGTAACTTACAAAAGCAAACTGATTCACTCCGGTGCTGTCAAGGATCAAATTATGTCCAGTGGATTTGTAACAATACTCTCCACACCGACAATAACACTCAACGACAAGATTATCTTACCCGATGGTAAGATACCTGTTCTGCATGCAATAGAACGTTACACAGATGAGGATGGGCCGCACCATATAAGGATTTACTTCGTATGATACTTACAGGTGTTGATAGAGTTTTATCCAAACTGACGGGCTTGCAAAGTTCCGCTACTACTGCCGTTGCAAAAGGTTTGAATATCATCGCTGAGGAGGTGATGGCAAGCAGCAAATCGGCGTATTGTCCGGTTGATACAGGAAAATTGCGTAGTACCGGCTACGTCGAACACGCAAAGCCCAGCAACCTTGTTGCGACAGCGGGCTACAATGCAAATTATGCTATTCCGGTCCATGAGATGAACAAGAATTATCGTAATGGTACCTGGAAGTACTTAGAAACGCCATTCAAGGCCCGCGCAGTAAGTTTTCAATCCGATTTGACAAACCTAATCAAAGGTAATTTGTAAATGGCATTGCTCAACGATGTCCGGGCGCGTTTGGTAGCATTGAGCCTTGTTGAAGGTGGTACAGGATGGTCTTGTTATATAGATCGTTCGCCCGACACACAAGATCAGGTAGTCGTGCTGGAAGACACAGGCGGCTTCCCTGACGCACATAAGGGTCAACATCGCTACCCTACGTTTAAATTGTCTGTACGTGCTGCCAAACACGATTATGGAACAGCACGTGTCAAGTGGGATGCTATCTACTCTGCACTGAATGGCGTTCCATGGACAGGTGCTACTACAACAGGACATCTGATGGAAGCAATGCAATCAGGACCGATACCACTACCTGATGGCAATGACCGTCCAGTACTATCAGTCAACTTCAGAGCCATACATAGTTAGCTTTTGGGTATATCCGCAATTCGGTAATGCGCGTGTCGTGGTTACCACTTTCTTCCTGAACCATTTTAGTTATTTTCATGTTTAAGATTTTACGCAATGCGGTATTATAGCATCCCACCGGAATGGGCAGGGCAAGATTGTGCAATCCTTGCCGGTGGTGCGAGTATTGTACGTCTGTTCGACAAAGCATTCAGGAACAGGTTCCGCATTATTGCCATAAACGGCAGTTACCGTTTGGTGCCCGATGCCGATGTATTGTACTTTTGTGATCACAAATGGTGGTTACGATTTTCCGATAGGGTGCGTTCGGAGTTTCTGGGTAAACGTATTGTTACTCTAGAAAACGAAATTGAGCGTGTGTTGCGTCTACGAGACTCAGGCGAGGTTGGACTTGACACAGATCCAAGTTGTCTACGCACAGGAGGCAATTCTGCCTATCAGGCAATAAACCTGGCGTACCATTTTGGAGTCAAACGCATATTCCTATTCGGTGTCGATCTGATAGGTAATCATTGGCACGCCGACTACGATACAGCACAACACGTACTGAATGGATTCCGTCCAAAGTTCGAGCAGATAGTACAGCCGTTGCAGGATGCCGGTATTCAGTTATTCAATTGTTCAGATTCGACGCTGCTTGATTGTTGGCCAATACTACGCTCACCAAAAGAGGTGTTGGATGTTTTAAGGAATGGTTATGGACAAGATACAAAAGATAGAGATCATCGAACAGGATTTCCACGGACAAAAGCGTTATAAGTGTCCATTTTGTGAACTGGACGACTACAACCTAGACCGCATGCAGAAACACATAACAACGTCGCATGTGTTCCAAGAAGGAGGTATGGGCCCAACACTACTTGATCAGTACGGTGATGACCTGGACCTTGAAAAACAACAATGAGCTACACACCTTCGGCGCCAGCAAGGCATGCCGCAAATGTGTTATCAAAAAACTTTGAATTGGAACCTATCAAGGACCTTGCCGCGTCTCAGCATAACATTGCTGCACTGATCGATGCGATTACAGGGATTGGTAGTCTAGAGACGGCTGTCAAGTGGTTTATTAAAGAGAATCCATGGTGGGATCGAGGCGTCCAAGACGATATAACATCGTTTCTAATCCAGAATAAGCCAGTACCCCGGCTGGAAGAGAACCTAGAAAAGTTGCGGGACTCTGTGCGGGCGATTGAGCAGCTATCAGAAAAGACCTATGCCTCAAGCCAGCCAAATTCACAAATACCTCGTGAGGGGTCAATCGTAGCGGCAAACAAATTGATTGAGTACTTCAAATTTTCTAGGCGTCCGAAGTCGCGCGTTAACCTGACTTTGCGTAATATTGCGCTTTTAATAGAAGTCAGTACCAACCTGTTTCGTGTCCAAGACGCACTCGACGCAGTGTTGCGAACGGACTGGGAAGACAAACACGAAGCGTTGCGGCAACTAGACCGTATACGAGAAGCAATAAGAGTTCTGGAATTGTCAAAGAACAGATTACCCAATGAGTTACCAAGTAACAATCGTTTTGTAGTTGTCAAAGTAGACCGAGAAATGCCAAAGCAGCTACCAGCGGATTTTAAAGATTTCAAAACCAAGTTGGAGTCGGCTGTTACCGTCGAACAGGAACAACAAATCTTGCAGTCTTGGAGAAACCATAGAACTAGGAGTTAATCCTATACGTGCTTCCATGTCTTACGGAGAAGTATGTTGAGAACAGACTCAGCCGACTTCAGTCCAAATTGTTCGGCAATTTTGACGCGTTCCTGTCTGGGCAGTATTTTGCCATTCGCCATTTTACGGATTTTGAGTACATCCTTTTCTGTAAGTTTTGATATGGACATGTCTTCACCCCTGAGGAAGCGCCCACGCCCCTTTGCCATCATGTCGCGGCTATTGTCTAGATCCGGTGCCTACGAATAGGTGTTTAGGATTGCAGCAAGGCGGATTGTCGCAACTATGACAAACGTGCATTCCTTTGGGAACGGGCTTCTTATTCGCGAGTACCCACGCAAGTCGGTGTGCAAGCCAACTTTTGCCCCTATACTTAACAGTGCCGTAGTCAAAACTGGTTATGCTCTTTAGCCTTCCTTTCGTCCATTCCCAACATTCATTGGGGGGATTTTTTATCTACCATGCTCCAGAATTCTTTATCGGTGCGATTCATGGATACGCCGCCGCACTGAAGGTGCGACGGGCGTACGCATAGTTGGTTCCCGCAAGTATGGTAGATATTGCTGGATGGGTGTCCGTGTGCAATAACCCAGGATACGTAATGTGCAGTAACTTGTTTTCCGTTCATGCCCATCAGGCCGGAGCCACTTTTGGAGTTAATTCTCCCGCGCCACAGCCAGCAATTTTTCGTCTTCTTAACGTGCAACCAAAAATATTGAATGGGATCTGTTCGTTGCATCCCATGCAGACCAAGGATAGTTTCGTGCATAGAGATTATTCTAACACAAAAGATGAAATTATGCTAAGGAGCGTAAAACCCTATGATTTTCTCAGCGAAGTCCGCAATTTGGAAAATAGGTAGTGGTACATCACCACAAACTTTTGCCACCATTGGTGAAATGATGAGTTTCACTATGGGCGGCCCAACGGCAACAATTCAAGATGTCACACCACATAACACGGACACGTGGACGCGTAAGCTGGCCACATTGGTAGATGGTGGTGAGATATCGGGTGATGCAAGTTACGACAAGGCTGACGCCACGCACGCTTTTTCGAGCGGTGCGTATGCCGATCTTGTAGCATTGGCAGAACGCGACACCCTGATTACATTTCCAACACAGATTGCAGGATATCTGTTGCAAAGCGGATTCTTTAGTTCGTTCGCTTTCAATTTCCCTGTAGACAATGTGTTGTCGGTTTCGCTGGCGTATGCTGTAAGCGGTCCTGTCACAGCGGGCAACATTGCTTGGGTATAAAGGAGATAATGAAAAATGTTAGGACAACCGGAGCATACGGTACAGCTAGACCAAACCCG